ATATGGTTTTGTATGTATGGCGAAGAAAAGTATGAAAATGTTATAGATTTTTGGGCAAGAACGTGGAATTTACCAAGGACTCTAGATGACTAAATATCCAGTGTATGTAGTACATGCAGAACCAGAGGAAGTAGATAATATATTATGGCTTGAAGATCAAGTCATAGATGATAGAAATATGTTAGGAGAGAGTCTTGGAATAAGAAGACTACAGACTCCAATGAAAAGTATTTATCCATTGAAGTACCAATGTGATGATGAAGTAGCAATGTTAAAACACAGAGGAAAACACTTTGTAGATTCTAATGGATGTTATTTTTACAATGAAAAGCTTGATACAGCACCTTTAAAGTATCACAAAATTAAAAAAGTTATTAAAAAAGATGTGGCGGCAGTAGTATGGATAAAGGATATTCCTTTCCCTTTTGCTATTGCTAGACCACCAAGAGTAGAACAAACATGGGCAGGTATTCTATACAAGAGTGGAATACCTTATGCTATATGGGAGTTTACTGAAGAAAGGAAAAAAGATACATGGCGCAAGATTTAGACAAAATGGTAAAAGCACTGGAAGAAGGAGTAGTACTAGTACAGTATGAAGACCTGAGAACAGGAGAAACAAAAGAAAGAGAAATGACTTTAGTACCTGAGAATACTAGAGGTATGGATGCTCGTGCATTAAATGATGGAGATAAACTAGGTGGTAGAATACTTATGTTTGACGTTGAATTTTGTAAGTGGGCAGATATAAGAGAAGATACAATTATAAACTGGAAGAAATACTAATGTGCGGTTTTGTTGTAAGTACCGAAGGAAATAATATAGATGACATGCTAGATGCACAAAGATTTAGAGGGCCTGATGCTCGTGGTGAGACTATCAGGTACTTCAACGCATTAACATGGAGCCATGTATTATTAGATATTTCAGGAGAAAAAGAAGTTCAACCCTACATAACAAGCAAGGGAAACATAATGGTATTTAATGGAGAAATGTATGACTCTAATATACCAAATGATACTAAATTTTTGGCAGATGGTTATGAGAAATATGGATTTAAATTTATAGAGTTTACAAATTGGCACGGGTCTTTTTGTTATATGGACTATAAAAAAGGAATATGTGATATTGTAAGAGATCATTTTGGTACAAAACCTTTATGGATGAGAAGAGAAAAAAATAAAGGTATAAGTATAACGACAAGCCTAGCAAGTTTTAAAGATTCAAAAGCAGAACCTTTAACAGATAAATTTCTTGGTAATGCTATATGGATAGGAAAGAATAGTCCTTTTGAGGGAGTCAGAAAAGTAGAACCTGGACAATTGTATCATTATAACATAGCTTCAGGAGTACTAAAAAGAGGTTTAAATTTATGGGGAGGTTATAGAATAGAAAATAATCCCTTTAACCCAGAGCAGTTTAAAACTGAGTTAATAAAAGGCATAAGGAAAGTAGCAAAAAATAAACAAAAAACAGCTATATTTTTAAGTGGTGGATTAGACAGTACTTGTGCATTAGGTGTAGTAAAAGATATGGGATTAGATTTAACTGCTTATATTTGTGCATACTCTGACGAAAAAGGAGATATGTATAGACAGGAAATATTTGCAGACGAATCAAAACTAGCAATTAAGACTTGTGAAGAGTGGGGAGTTCCATATAAAGTAGTAACTCTAACTAAACAACAAAGAGATGACTACGGAAAAGCATGGCTTGAAGGCAATAATTATATATGGAATGATAATAATAGAAGAGCACCTAGATACGCTCTTGCTAAAGCAGCATCTGAAGATGGTTGTAAGGTCGTCTTGACAGGGGATAGTGCAGATGAGTTTTTTAGTGGCTATCAACATCATGCTAAAAGATACACAAAAGGTTATAATGATAGTTGGAAAGAAGAATTTCCTAAAAGAGAGCCTTGGGTACAAAGTAGCATATTTGAACACGATAAGCAAGGATTTAACTCTACACTATTTATAGACTTAATGATAACAAGTGAAAACAATGTGTTAGCTGCTGACCAGACTTGTGGGTTATTTGGAATGGAGTCGAGACCTGTGTATCTTACACAAGAATTTGCTAGATATATTTATCAACAAGATGGTAGAGTAAAGATGAAACTACATAAAGACTACTCTTCAGGAACTTATAAATATTTATTACGAGAAGTTATGAAAGACTATTTACCAAAACATATACAAGATAGAAAAAGAAAATGTGGATGGTCTAGTCCTTGGGATAATAATTCTAATGCAATGAAAAAACAAAATAAAAAAGTATGGGAAGAATGGACAAAACAATAGGATTTACTTGTGGAGCATTTGATTTGCTACATGCAGGACATATAGTAATGCTAAAAGAAGCAAAGGATAACTGCGACCATTTAATAGTAGGGCTACAAACAGACCCGAGCATTGACAGACAAGATAAGAATCAACCAGTACAATCAGTATTTGAAAGATATATACAATTAAGAGCAGTAAAGTATATTGACGAAATTGTCCCTTATGACACAGAACAAAGTTTGTTAGATTTGTTAGAAGCAACACCAATACATCTTAGATTTGTAGGTGAAGATTGGACAGATAGACATTTTACAGGAAAAGGATTACATGAAGTTTTTTACACTAGTAGAGCTCATTCTTTTTCTAGTACTAATTTAAGAAATAAGATAAATGAAAGCAGTTCTAAGTAACAGAATATACATGAGTGTAACTAAAGAGTTACATAATTCTATAGAAAAAGAACTTACTTATACTATTGCTCCTCGTATACCTTCAGACCCGCCTTTAGTATTTAAAACAATTCGTTTTATAAAAGAAGGTTTGATTTCTATACCTATCGGAAGAATGGATTTAATCCCAGATGATTACGAAATAATAGATAAGAGAACTAAGTCGCCAATAGAACATGCAGACTTTAAGTTTGATTTACGACCAAGCCAAAAGGCGGTTCATGATGAGATTAATGACAATGCTATAGTTAACGCTTGGGTAAGTTGGGGAAAGACTTTTACAGGTTTAGCTATCGCAGCGAAGCTTGGTCAGAAAACACTTGTTGTTACTCACACTACCAACTTAAGAAATCAGTGGGAAAAAGAAGTACGAAAATGCTTTGGAATTGAACCAGGCAGAATAGGTAGTGGAGACTTTAAAATTGACTCTCCTATAGTTATCGGGAATATTCAGAGTTTATACCGAAAAATGGACGACATAAAACAAGAATTTGGAACATTGATTTTAGATGAAATGCACCATGTTAGTAGTCCTACTTTTACTCGTATAGTAGACGAAATGCCCACTCGTTATAAGATAGGACTTACAGGAACATTAGAGCGTAAGGATGGAAGGCATGTAGTTTTTAGAGATTATTTTGGTAACAATATTTTTAAACCGCCAAAAGAAAATTATCTTACTCCTTCTGTACATATAGTAAAATCAGATATAAGATTTTTAGATGGTTCGTTTACGCCATGGGCAGAAAGAATCAATGACTTAGCATATAAAGAAGAGTATGTACATAGTGTGGCTATGGTTGCTGCAAAATATGCTGCTTTAGGACATAATGTATTAGTAGTATCAGATAGAGTATTATTTTTAAAAGCATGTGCTAGACTAGTAGGAGATAATGCAGTATCAATTACAGGGGATATGGATTTTCAAGAAAGAGAAGATACTATGAAACTAATAAAAGGTAAAAATAAAAACATTTTATTTGGAACACAGTCTATTTTTTCAGAGGGAATATCACTAAATGAGTTAAGTTGTTTAGTATTAGGAACGCCAGTTAACAATGAGCCTCTTCTCACGCAGTTAATAGGTAGAGTTATAAGAGAACAAGAAGGAAAAATACAACCAGTAGTGGTTGATATACATTTAAAAGGAAAAACAGCAACCCGCCAAGCCAATGCTAGGATGGGTTACTATATAAAACAAGATTATGAGGTAAAAATATTATGAATGAACCAAGAGAAATTACTCTAAACATAGAGGAAATGCGAAAAAATAAAGTATTTTTAGCTACGCCTATGTATGGAGGTATGTGTCATGGACTATACACTAAGTCTTTGATGGACACAACAGGGACAGCTTTATCCCATGGATTATATCTACAAATATACTATATGTTTAACGAAAGCTTAATTACTAGAGCTAGAAATTATTGTGTAGCTAATTTTTTAAAGAGTGAGTGCGAATACTTACTTTTTGTAGATAGTGATATTGCATGGGGAGCTATGGATTTGATGTACATGTGGCATCTAATCTCAGAAAACCCCGAAAAGTACAGAGTACTATGTGCTTTATATCCTAAGAAAACTATAGCTTGGGAGAAAGTACTACATGCAGCAAAAAGCGGCGCATATGACGATGATCCTAGAGGACTAGAAAAGGTTGCAGGAGATATGGTATTTAATCCTTTACAGGATGAGTACCCAGGTGGACAAGCTCCTATATATGAACCTGTAAAAATTAAAGAAGGTGCAACAGGATTTATGCTTATTCATAGGTCTGTATTTGAAGAATACGATAAAGCTCACCCAGAAAGATTATATACTCCTGACCATTTAAGAGAAGGAGAGTTTGACCGAGGCGAACAGATTATGGCATATTTTGATTGTATAATCAATGACCAAAACAGATATTTAAGTGAAGATTATATGTTCTCGGAAACTGTAAGAGCATTGGGTATAGATATATGGGCACTGCCTATGGTAGAATTAATGCATTCTGGAAGTTACATATATCAAGGTAGTTTAATTAAAATGGCACAAGCGGGAGTACACGCTACTTTAGACCCAGCAGATGAAAAATTACTAAGAAAAGCAAGTAAACAAGGTGGCCATATTCAGCAGAAACCTCCTTATGGTGCTGAGAAAAATAGTTCTTGACACAATCTTAAAAATTTGTTATAATATGTTACTATTTAATTGGAATAAGATAATGAGAGTAAGCGAAGGAAGTGTTGACGATATAATACAAATCCTTCGCATTATGACTTATAAGATTCAACCAAAAAATTACTATGATAAGACATTTAAGTTTTATCAGCATCGTTTCGGCGGCAAGTCGTATCTCCAAAATCCGAGAGAGCTACTTGAAGTTGGGCGCACATTTAGTGATAGAGAAGTTGTAGAGTATGCAGGTGTCGCATCCTTTCGCAATTATCACGACTATGTGAATACTAAAGACACCACACTAGACTGTTTGTTATCACCGATATCAGACGAAATTATAAAAAATAACAGACTGCTTGATATAAAGGATGGTCGGATTACCTTTATGTTCGAGGAGACAATGGAGAAATAAAATGGCAATTGGATTCAACCAAACCAAGGGCTCAGCCCAAAAAAACAAAATAGAAACATATAACTACGCAGGTAAAGAAGACCACCACGTAAGACTGGTAGGAGACTTACTTCCTAGATATGTGTACTGGATTAAAGGAGAAAATGGCAAAAACATTCCTATGGAGTGCTTATCTTTTGACAGAAACTCTGAAACATTCAACAATGTAGAACATGACCATGTTCGAGACTTTTACCCTGATTTAAAATGTGGATGGAGTTATGCCATTCAGTGTATTGACTACGCCGATAAATCTATAAAAGTTCTTAATCTAAAAAGAAAGTTATTTGACCAAGTTATAGTAGCTATGGAAGAGTTGGGAGACCCAACAGATCCAGTTACTGGTTATGACATTCATTTCAAGAGAAAGAAAACTGGCCCACAGGTATTCAACGTAGAATATCAGTTAGCAGTTCTTAAGTGTAAGCCAAGAGAGATGGAAGATTGGGAAAAAGAATTAACTTCAGGACTTAAGTCTATGGACGAAATTCTTGTTAGACCAACAGCAGATGCTCAGCTTGAACTATTGAGAAGAGTTAACAATCAAGAAGGTGGAGAAGTATCAGAAGATATATCTAGCGAGTTTGACGTTTCATGATTTTATATACAGCAGACTGGCATATTAAGCTTGGACAAAAGAATGTACCTGTAGCGTGGGCTTGCTCTCGCTATGAGTTATTTTTTCAACAAGTACAGGAAGCTGTAGATAATCATGATGTAACTCTTCATATCATTGGTGGGGACTTGTTTGACCGAGTCCCTTCCATGGATGAGATTACTCTGTACTTTGACTTTGTAAAAAGACAAACAGTAGAGACAATTATCTATGATGGCAACCATGAAGCCACTAGAAAGAATCAAACTTTCTTTGATAACTTAAAAAGAGTAACTAATCAACTTAACCCACTAGTAAGTGTGGTTACAGAAACATACTATAAAGACGACTGGTGTATACTACCTTACGCAGATTTACACAGAAAAAATAGTATAGAAAATATAGATGCAGATTATCTATTTACCCATGTGCGTGGAGAAATACCGCCACATGTTATGCCCGAAGTAGAACTAGAAAGATTTGATAAGTTCAAGACGGTTTTTGCAGGAGACTTACATGCTCACGAGAATACTCAACGAAACATTGTGTACCCTGGAAGCCCTATGACTACATCATTTCATAGAAATATAGTTAAGACTGGATATCTAATTATAGACGACAATTGGGACTGGACATGGCATGAATTTGACTTGCCCCAGTTACTAAGAAAGACTATCGAAGACCCAGCGGGTATGCAACAAACAGATTTCCATCACACTATTTATGAAGTTACAGGAGATGTACAGGATTTGGCCAAAGTCAAAAACTCAGACCTTCTTGATAAGAAAGTAGTAAATAGAACAGTAGATGCACGACTAGATTTAAGTGGAGACTTGACTATGTCGGACGAATTAATTAAATATCTACAAGAGATACTGTCTCTTGATGATGAAAAAGTAAAAAACATTATAGGAGTATTCAATGATTATTCTTCAGAAGTTGAAGTGGGATAATTGTTTCTCATATGGCGAAGGCAACGAGTTAGATCTTTCCAGAGATACACTCACACAACTAGTCGGAACAAACGGCGTAGGTAAATCTTCCATACCTTTGATTTTGGAAGAAGTATTATTTAACAAAAATAGTAAAAATGTTAAAAAGGCGGATATAGCAAATAGATATGTTAACCAGGGTTATGATATTAGTCTCGACTTTACTGTCGATAGTAGCTTATATAGTATTGCTGTTAGTAGGCGTACTAACCTCAAATGTAAGTTAACAAAAGATGGCGAGGATATAAGTTCTCATACAGCATCAAACACTTACAAAACACTCGGGGAAATACTGGGTATTGATTTTAAGACGTTTTCGCAATTAGTGTACCAAAATACTAATGCTTCATTACAGTTTTTAACAGCAACAGATACAAATCGTAAAAAGTTCTTAATTGACTTACTAAAATTAGATGACTATGTAGCATACTTTGACACATTTAAAGAAGCAGTACGTGTTGCTTCTAGTGAAATGACAAGTGAGACTGCAAAAATTGCAACAATCGAAAAATGGTTAACAGACAATATTCTCGAAGATAGTTCCATACTTGATAAAATGATTTTACCAAAAATGTCAGAAAAAGACGAAGAATCTTTGCGTTCTTTACAATACGAATTTGAAAATATCTCGGAAAAGAATAAAAAAATAAATCTGAATGAAAATCTAAAAGAGCAGTTAAAAGCAATAGACCTTGATAAAGCAAAAATGCAGTTAACAAGCTATCCCGAAGAACAACCTTATATAGAACATTTAGAACAAGTACAGACACTCAAAGTTGAGAGTCTAAAAGAGAAAGAAATGGTAGACAAATATGTAGACCTAATGTCTCAGACAAATGCAGAGTGCCCTACTTGTAGCCAGACTATAGACAATGAGTTTGTAACTAGTCAGTTAGAAAAACATGAGAGCAAACTTGACAGAATTAAAAAAGAGTTGAAAGAACAAAAACAACTCACAGATACAATCGGTAAAGAGAATGAGATACATAAACAAGCAAAACGGAATATCAAACAGTGGGAGAATATCTACAGGTCTATTGACATTGAACTCCCGGAACAAGCAATCAACGCAGAAGAAACCCAAGAACAAATTGAGAAACTTCGTACAAAAATTGCCACTGTTAGGTCGTCTCTTCAAGAGGTCATAGATGAGAATACTAGAAGAGAAAGACATAATACGAGAATTGGAATCATTCAAGAGCAAACAGCACAATTTGAGGCAGACCTTAGTAAGTCTAAGTCTAGACTTGAGAGTGCAGAAAGCAAATTGGCGATACTTGAAACACTTAAGAAAGCTTTCTCGACAAACGGACTCCTTGCATATAAAATAGAGTCATTAGTAAAAGAGTTAGAAATTCTTACAAACGAATATCTAGCAGAGTTTAGCGATGGCAGATTCGCCATCAATTTTGTAGTGGAGAACGATAAATTAAATGTGGAAGTCTCAGATAATGGCAATATTATTGACATTCTTGCTCTTTCTAGCGGCGAGTTAGCTAGAGTAAATATTGCAACATTAGTATCAATTAGAAAGTTAATGACTTCAATTAGTAGAAGTCAAATCAATGTTCTTTTCCTTGACGAAGTGAATCAAGCTTTAGATGAAGTTGGAAAAGAAAAAGTAGTGGAAGTATTATTAAAAGAAGAAAATTTAAATACTTATATGGTATCGCATGGTTGGACTCACCCATTACTAGAGAAAATAGAAATTACAAAAGAGGATAATATTAGTTATCTTGAATAGCAACACAAAAGTATATCTTGACACGAAACTTAAAAAGTGTTATAATATATGTCTTATGGAGAAGAAATGAAAGTAGAAATTTATAGTATACCAAATTGTACTTATTGCAAAAAAGCTAAGTTTTTAGCTGACCATGTAGATCAAGTAACTGAGGTATCATATAAAATGATTGGTGTAGATTTTTCTGCGTCTGACGTTAGGGAATTATTCCCAGGAGCAAGAACATTTCCACAAATACTAGTAGACGATAAACATATCGGTGGCTACGTAGAGTTGGAGAAGTTAATTGGTTAATAGCAGACAAAAAGGAAACAACGCAGAACTTAAAGTAGCAGAGATGCTTCATAGAATAACAGGAGAAGCTTTTACGCAAACTCCTGGCAGTGGTAGTGGTAAAATAAAAGGGGATTTAATGATTCCTCACAAAGATAATAAGTTTACCATAGAAGTTAAATTCTATAGAGATATGGCATTTAATCACAAAATATTTACTCAAAAGAGTAATACCTTTGTAGGGTGGTGGAATAAATTAGTAATACAGGCTGAACAGATGAACCAAGAGCCTTTACTTATATTCAAAGAAAATCACTCTCAATGGTACGTGGCAACGACAAGAAAGCCATGTTACAAAAAACATATGTATATTAATTGGCTAGGGTGCTATGTTACCTTTGCTGAGAAATTTTTAGAAACACAAAACTTGGAATTTACAAATGGCGATACAATTTATGAACCATGGAAAAGCGACCCCGAACGGGAATTTACTGATTGTTGATGGACTCAATCTAGCTTTTCGATGGAAACACCAAGGGACTACAGACTTCGAGCATGAATATGTTCGTACAGTTCAGTCTCTTGCAAAGTCCTATAACTGTGGAGAGATAGTCGTATTAGGCGATGGCGGTAGTAATTATCGTAAAGAAATCTATTCAGAGTATAAAGCAAATCGTAAAGAACGATATGCAGAACAAACTCCTGCTGAAGCAAAAGAATTTGAAATGTTCTTAGCAGAGTTTTCAACTACGCTTAAAACTTTATCTCGTAAGGGTTATCTTACGCTAAAGTACGCAGGTGTAGAGGCTGATGATATAGCCGCACTTATTACACAGAATCGAGAGCAACTAGGTCTTGATGAGATATGGATGGTGTCATCAGATAGAGACTGGGATTTACTAGTCGATAGTAACGTAAGTAGATTTTCTACAGTTACTAGAAAAGAAACAACACTCCTAAACTGGGACGAGCATTATGACTTTGACCCTGAGTACTTTTTAACGTATAAGTGCTTAACTGGAGATAAAGGAGATAACGTTCCTGGTGTTGATGGAATCGGGCCTAAGAGAGCTACACAGATTATTCAACAGTATGGAGATATCTTTGATATTATGGCGAGTTTACCAATGGAAGGAAAGTACAAATTCATTCAGAACTTAAATGAGTTCGGAAGTGAAGGCTTAGAAATTGGTATTAAACTCATGGACTTAACTTATGACGTAGACGGAGCTGTCTTAGGTCATTCACAAGAAATTATAGGATTAGTAGAAGATTATGTCAGTAAAAATTGATTTTAGTAAAGATTCTCTCTTAGATGAGTTTGCACTTGCAACTCTAAAAGATAGATACATGATACCAGGTGAAACATCACCACAGGAAGCTTTTGCTCGTGCAGCAGAAACTTTTGCAGATGATGATGACCATGCACAAAGACTATATGACTATGTAAGTAATCTATGGTTTATGTTTGCAACACCAGTGTTATCTAATGGAGGTACCCGAAGAGGTTTACCTATTAGTTGTTTTTTAAATTATGTAGATGATAGTAGAGAAGGCATCACAGACCATTTTACGGAAAATGCTTTCTTATCATCTTTTGGAGGAGGTATTGGTGGTAGTTGGAGTGATGTTCGTTCTATAGGAAGTAAAACATCAAAAGGCTCAGAGTCTACTGGAGTAATGCCTTTCATGAAAGTTGTAGATGCAGAAATGTTGGCATTTAGCCAGGGGGTAACTAGACGGGGTAGTTACGCTTCTTATCTACATATATCACACCCCGAAATAGAGGAGTTTCTTGATGTACGAAAGCCTACAGGCGGTGATATTAATCGTAAGTGCACTAATCTGCACCATGGTGTTGTTATCTCTGACGCCTTTATGGAGCGAATACACAATGCTGGAAAAGTCGATAATTTCGATGATAGCTGGGACTTGGTGGATCCTCACTCTCAGAAGGTCGTAAAAACAGTCAGTGCTAGAGCATTGTGGGTTAAACTCTTACAAAATAGAATGGAAACAGGAGAGCCTTACATTATGTTTGAAAATGCAGTACAGAATGAGCTGCCTGATTTCCAAAAAAGAAAAGGATTAAAAGTTCATCATAGTAATCTATGTAGTGAGATTACTCTTGCTACAGACGAAGAAAGAACGGCAGTATGTTGTCTTTCATCTGTAAACTTAGAGTATTATGATGAATGGAAAAATCATCCTGCATTTATACCAGACTTAGTTCGTATGCTTGATAATGTATTGTCAGATTTTATTGCCAATGCACCAGAGCAGTTAGATAGAGCCAAATTCAGTGCTATGAGGGAGAGAAGCATTGGATTAGGCGCCATGGGATTCCATGCATATCTACAAAAGAATGGTATGCCATTTGAAAGTGCAATGGCAGGCGGTGTTAACTTAGAGATGTTTGCATACATTAAAAGTAAAGCCGACCAAACTACTAGAGAATTAGCAATAGAAAGAGGGGCATGTCCAGACGACGACACAGCTTCAGTAAGAAATGCACACTTACTAGCGATAGCTCCTAATGCAAGTTCGAGTATTTTATGTGGTAACACTTCTCCAAGTATAGAGCCATTTAGAGCAAATGCATATACTCAGAAAACAAAAACAGGTAGTAACTTAGTAAAGAATAAGTATCTTGATAATATTATTAGAGAAAAGTCTGCTACCGAGCAAGAGTATACTGAGCATTGGAGAAGCGTAGTTGCTAATAAAGGAAGTGTCCAACATCTAGATATACTAGAAGAGTGGGACAAAGATGTATTCAAGACTGCTGTAGAAATTAATCAATCTTGGATTATTGAACATGCTTCTGTGAGACAACAATTTATTTGCCAGTCACAGAGCGTAAACTTATTTTTCCCGCCTGACGTGAATAAAGCAGACTTGCATAATATTCATATGTTAGCATGGGCAAAAAATTTAAAAACATTATATTACCTAAGGAGTGAAGCAATCAGTAGAGCTGATAATGTTACTTCTCAGGCTAAAAGAGAGATAATCTTTGAACAATCAGATTGTCTAAGTTGCGAGGGATAAATGAGCAAACTATTAGAAGAAAGAGATTATTATAAACCTTTTGATTATCCTTGGGCGTTTGAGTTTTATAAAAAACAACAACAAATGCATTGGCTACCTGAAGAAGTACCACTCCAAGATGATATCAAAGACTATAATCATAAACTATCAGAAGGCGAAAGAACACTTATAGATAATATATTTAAGTTCTTTACACAAGCTGATGTGGACGTATGTTGTGGTTATGCAAAGCATTACTTACCAACATTTAAACAACCAGAAATAAGAATGATGCTAGTAAGCTATGCTGCTATGGAAGCAGTACACCAAGAAGCATATTCTTTATTATTGGAAACATTAGGAAAATCAGATGAGCAGTATACAGAATTTTTTGAGATACAAGCTATGTCAGAAAAACATGAGTACTTAACTGATTTTAATATGGATAATGCGCATGAGATTGCTAAAACTATGGCAGTTTACAGCGGATTTACGGAAGGAGTACAACTATTTAGTAGTTTTGCTATACTTCTAAACTATCCTAGACACAATCTTATGAAAGGAATGGGTCAGATAGTAACATGGTCTATAAGAGACGAGTCCCTCCACGTTGAAGGACTGTCAAAACTCTTTAGGACTTTTATTGCAGAGAATCCAGAGATATGGACAGATAAACTAAAATATGAGATATATTGTGCAGCGGAACGTGTTGTTGAATTAGAAGATAAATTTATTGATGTTTGCTTTGAAAAAGCAGATATTGAAGACTTAACAGCAAAAGAAGTAAAAGAGTATATTCGTTATATTGCAGATAGAAGATTACTAGGACTAGGTATGAAAGCTATATTCCATAGTACTGAAAATCCTCTTCCATGGATTGACATGCAAATAAATGCAGTTGAGCATACCAACTTTTTTGAAAACCGTGCTACCGAGTATGCTAAGGCAAGTACACAAGGAAATTGGCAGGATATATTTAAATGAGCAATAACCAAACAATTACTATTGACGGTGTAGAACACGTTATTAGTGAGTTAACAGAAGACCAACAAGCTATAGTTATGTCTATAAATGTGGCGGATGTAGAAATAGATAGATGTAAACATCTCATTGCTATATGCCAAACAGCTAGACAAGCGTATATTAATGATTTAGGTAATCAAGTAAATAGTGGCGACGTCGGTGAAGAAGACTCTTAGATTTTATATACTTACTTCTGCATCTGGAAGATACTTAGACTGGTTTAACCGTACAGGAAAAACTGATACCAGCTTCAAGGGACTAAAGTGTCACTTTGATCCTAGGTGGTCTAATATATCATATAAAGATGCAGTAGTAGTAGTAAATACATTAAGTAAAGATTACGAAAAAGAAGTAAGTCTATGGTGTCTGAGTAAAGGAATAGAGTGTCATATAACAGAGTCTAACGGTAATCCAGGAAAAGGTAAAAATGAATTACTAAAAATATTTCAAAAGTCGGATGATGACTATATGGTACAAATAGATGGAGACGATATATTAACCCCTTATGGGGTTAATTTATATAAGAGTCTTGCAAAAGAAAATGCACCTGACAGTATCATTATTTATCATCAATGGGCACAGCACATAGATAACTATGGACAAAGGGTATTTGTTAGAATAATGAATAATCCAGATAGACCTGCTAATTATAAAAAAGACTATGCTCATTTTGCCAAGTATGTACCTTTGATGTATAGACATAACTTAGAGTATAGGAAGAAAGTACAAAAAATGGGTGGCATAGAAAAAGTATGTCATTTATATGGTAGATATACATCAGAAGTACACGCATTGAATAGAGAATTAAATGAGACTTATTTTTCTCATGTAACTAATCAAATGATGGTAGATAATCACTGTAGACCTGTATGGTATTCTAAAAAAGCAGCTAAGTTAAGATTTGATGAAGAAATGAGGATAGGCGAAGATACAAGATTTTACTTACAATTAAAGCATAAACATTTTAAAAAAGAGTTAGAAGTCAAAAGATTAAAAGAGATTCCGTGTACTTATGTATATAATAATATGTATGGCGGTATGGTTGCAGAAGCATCTAATGGTATGACAGACATGGATTGGATGAAATTGTACATGCAGAATGTAAGAAAAGACTTAGAAGAAGGAAGAATAGGTAAACACCCAAATCTACCCGAACTACCAGTTTTTGTACAGGATCAAGTAAAAGATTATCATGTAACAGAAGATTTCGATATAAAAAGATTAGACCCAAACAGTAAAGAATATAAAAACATAAAAATGTGCGATGATACTAGAAAAGCACTAAAACAAAAAATAAAAGAAATAGAAAACAATACTATTGTACTAATGAGAAAGTTAGTATCAAGTATAGTAGAACCAGGAGCAAAGCCACAGTTAGCATATTTTAAAGACCCTTTAACACCTAATCTTTACTTTGCTGTACCACAAGACCACAAGATGGATCATTACTTTCAAAAAAGGATAATACTATGAAAATTTTTATTGGGTATGAATCAGCATACCCCGAAATGTTTGATGTATGTAAAAAAAGCATACTTCGTTACAATTCTAGTCATGAAATCATACCACTCAAAAAATCGGAAATATCCGAATATACTCGTCCTTTTCAGAACGAGAGTACAGAGTTTGCCTTTACTCGTTTTCTAGTACCACAGCTCTGTGACTACGAAGGAGAAGCTTTATTCTGTGATGGAGATTTCTTATGGCTCTGTGACCCTGAAGAAGTTATGGATTATTTTTCCGATGAACATACAGTTCATGTTGTAAAACATCCTAATTTTCTCGTGCAAAGTAAAAAAATGAAAGGCAAGAAAAATCACAGTTATCCTAGAAAGTACTGGTCTAGTCTTATGCTTTTTAATAATCCTAAGTGTACGGAACTTACTTATGATTATATAAACCAAGCCCCAGCGGGTGCATTGCATGAGTTACAGTGGGCAGATAGTATAGGGGGGATTCCTGCGCAATATAATGCAATGGTAAATTATTACAAATTCAAAAGACCAAAAGCACTGCACTTTACAGACGGCGGGCCTTGGTTAAATATAAACGAGTGTTCGGAGCTAACAGCAAAATGGGTAGAGATTTACAAGAGTTAACAGAAAATAAAAATGTAGTACTTGTGGGAAATTCAGTAGAAATTTTACAGTATGACTTTGGAAACTATATAGAAAGTTTTGATACAGTTGTACGATTTGGAAAAGGAATACCTGAAGATAAATTACATGAACACATAGGAAGTCGTACAGATATATGGATTACAGGGTGGCTTCGCGTAAATTTACATGAACACTTCAAAGATGCGTACCCTTTATTTAATCGTTCTCGTATACACTTAGATAAATACCCAGACCATAGGGGAGAACCGCCCTGGGGGCATGATAATGATATGTTTAGTGATGATGAGTTAATGAAAATATTTGAACTGGTGGGAGCAAAAAACGGAGTAGCGCCTGGGGGAGGACGACCGAGTGCAGGTTTTCTTGGTATATTGTTTTTCTTACAGAAGTGTAAATGTAAGAGTATAACTTTAATTGGTTTTGATTTCTTTGCGAAAAAACTACCTTTTAAAACAGGGGGAGATTACCCATCAAGTTGGCACCTTCCCATAAATTCAACTAATTCAAATCCCCACAATCCCAATGAAGCTAAACTAGTTAAGAAGTGGGAAGAGAAAGGTAAATTACAGTGGAAAATTCTTTCCGACCTAAATGACGAGATGTTAAAGTTTACCTAATCTATATCCTACTTTTAATAGTTTACTGGCAGTTTCTTTTTGCCTCTTTGATTTATATAGTAAGTTTTCACACATTCTAGCATTTCTATAGTTTACAGGTATTTGTGGAATTAAATTAGCATATAAATCCCAAGGAGTAGACAATTGCTGTCCTACACTCATTTTAGTATATCCATTTTCTAGTGTTTTTGTTGGTAGTGCAATACTCCAAGATTTTCTTAACATTACATTATAATTTAAATACTCTTTAGAAGGTAAAGCATCCCATTGAATTAGTAAGTCACTCTTGCCATTCATGTATCTAGGCAGTAGTCCTCTTTCTCCTTCATGTAATTTTTTAAAGAAGTATTTATTAGTAGAAGCCAATACTCTACTATCGTAATCATTGTAAAAACCAGTAGGATAAAATAAGTCATTATCATTTGCATTTTTTAATAAATCATAATTTATAATAAAAAACTCAGTGTCCCAATTTGCAGGCATATCTGCTTTTGCAAAATCTAACATTCCATAATAACTAGAGAATATGTTGTGTCCTACAAATACTTTCTTTCTTGATAAGTGAGCCATCTTTTTTTGGAAAAAACTTTCTTTTGGTATTTCTTGTGTCCATCCACTTTTTAGAAATATTCTATTGCCTCCTGCGTATAAAATTCTTTTATGCAGCCCTCTATCTTTCCAATGCAGTCTAAGATGTTGAATTGCTCTAGCTGCGAAGTCTTTTTTCCAATAGCTTTCATATATTGTAACATTGGGTATATTTTCAAATATCCAGGTAAAAGGTAAATCCGCATAGTATTCCTCATCTACATATAAATGTAAACGATACTCCTCGTCTTTTTCCATAAGAGAAGCTAAAGTGAAAAAACTCCACGTAGGCTTCCATGTGTGTACTATCTCAATCATTTGTTTTTTTGTACTCCCAAAAATTATTTATGTATAAATCCATTCTATGCTTTGCATCTTCATCAAAGGCAAATATTATGCCAGAGTTTTTTGCTGAAAGTATTTTTTCTATGCCTTTATAACCGTTTGAGTTTCCACAGGCGTGATAAATGCTTTCATATGTTAATAAACTTTTCTCTCTTTCTTTCTTTGAATAACTTATCATTCTTAAATGTTTTTTAAGCAATAATGCTATAAGTCCCATTTCACTATTTGGCATAGTAGCTACATGCGAACACTTCATCAGTAATTCCATTCCACCACTTCTTTTATTTAATACTTTATCTTTACCAAATCTTCTTTTTAATTTAGCTATAAATAATTCAGTAGTAATAGGATGAGGTTTAATAACATAACCTTCATCCACGCATTGTTCTATTCTGCCCCAGTGTACACACTTATCTTGTCTGCTAAGAAGATTTGTTCCTGGAGGAAACACGACTTTATCGTGGTCTTCTTCTATCTCTTTTAAGTGATATTTATTTCGTAAGTTATTTTTAATTTTTTGTAATCGTTCCTTGTCAATTTCAACGTCTGATTTCACTATTGCGTTCATTAGTTTATCATTGATTAGTACTGAATTTATTCTCATGTATATTCCTGCACCTAAAAAATCCGTATATAACCAGTTTCTAACAGTCATAAGTTCATTAGTATTATACCATACGTCATAAGTAAAGTCTATGCCTTCTCTAGATTCAGGTATTATTAATTCTTTTAGCTTACCTAATTCATCTAAATCTTTCTTTGGTCTTATACAAGACCCTGATTTAAATATATGAGTTGACTGGTCTCCGAGTTCTTCAACACTCGACATTGGTACTAGTCTACCCATTTTTTAATGTTTTTATTGTTTGTTTTAGTTCTATTATATGTTTTTCCTGTTCTTGTAATCTTTCTTCAAACTGATGTATTGAATCAAATAAAGCATTACCTAAACTTTCTAATTTATCACTCACATATTTAGGGGTGATATCTTTTTCTTTTAATTTCATTATTATTCCTTTGGTTAGTTATTATTCTGCCCACTGGTTACCATCCCAGAAAGACGCGTCAAATGCTTCTGCACTAGAAACTTCTGTGTCGAATATAGTTCCAGCTGCTGATGCAGTAATTCTTTCAAATACTTGTGTAGAAGTATCGAAAGTTGTTGTAGTTGTAGGAGTCGTTGTCCTAGTTGTATCTGATAATCTACTTGTTTCAATCGTAGTAGTAGTAGTTCTATCTGTTCCAAATACTGTAGTTTTAGTTGTATTAAATACTGTTGAAGTTGCGAATACTGTTGTTCTGCTTGTGTCTGTACTTCTCGTAGTATCAAATGTAGACGTAGTGCTTCTATCTGTGCCTGTAGTTCTACTTGTTAATGAAGCTCTAGAAGTTTCAAATGTAGATACTGTATCTTTAGAAGTAACTGTTCCTCTAGTTGTAACAGAATCTCTAGAAGTTGCAAATGTAGATACTGTGTCTCTAACTGTAACTGTTCCTCTACTTGTTTCGGAAATCCTAGTAGTATTGAAAGTAGATACTGTATCTTTAGAAGTAACTGTTCCTCTAGTTGTTCCTGTTGTAGTATTAGTATCAAATGTAGTAGTGGTGCTTTTACTTGTTCCAGTAGACCTAGTTGTAATGGTTCCTTGGGTAGTAGCATAAGTTGTTGTTGTTGCTCTACTTGTAAGAGTTGCATTACTTGTACCAGTAGCTAAAGTAGTGTTAAATGTAGTTACAGTGTTTTTACTTGTGCCAGTCGTTCTAGTTGTATCTGAGATTCTAGAAGTATTGAATGTTGTACTTGTATCTTTACTTGTTCCTGTTGTTCTAGTTGTATCGGATAGTCTAGAAGTATTAAATGTTGTCGTTGTACCTCTATCTGTTACTGTTGCCTGTGAAGTATTGAATACTGTTGTTGTTGCTCTACTTGTACCTGTGCTTCTAGAAGATAGTCTTGAAGTTTGATATGCTGTAGTAAACTCTGTAGTTCTACTTGTATTTGTAGTCTGTGTAGTAGTATAACTTGTTGACTGCGATGTATTACTTGTTCTTGATGTATTTGTTGCAAAAGATGTATTATACGAAGTTGACTGCGATGTATTACTTGTTCTTGATGTATTCGTAGATTGTGTAGTAGTATAACTTGTTGACTGCGATGTATTACTTGTTCTCGATGTATTCGTAGATTGTGTAGTAGTATAGCTTGTTGACTGTGAAGTACCTGTTGACTTCGATGTATTAGTAGCTTGCGTAGTAGTATAACTTGTTGACTGTGAAGTACCTGTTGACTTCGATGTATTAGTAGCTTGCGTAGTAGTATAACTTGTTGACTGTGAAGTACCTGTCCCTCTACTTGTATTTGTATTTCTTGTAGTAGCAAATGAAGTATTATTCGTAAATGCAGTTAATCTACTTGTATTCGTACTTCTTGAAGTAGCAAAAGAAGTATTATCTGAATACGAAGTTAGTCTGCTTGTATTCGTACTTCTAGTAGTAGCAAATGAAGTGTTATCTACATATGAAGTTAATCTACTTGTATTTGTACTTCTTGTAGTAGCAAATGAAGTGTTATCTACATACGCAGTTAATCTACTTGTATTTGTAGAATTTGTAAATCCTGTGTTATCTGTATATTCTGTTGTTCTTGCAGTGTTTGTATTATAAGAAGTAGACCTAGTAGTATTGTCTGTATATTCTGTTGTTCTTGCAGTGTTTGTATTTCTTGTTGTACCTTGTGATGTATTATCACTATACTGAGTTAGTCTGCTTGTATTTGTAGCATTTGTAAATGCTGTATTTCTTGCTGTGTTTGTAGCAAATGATGTACTTCTACTAGTATTTGTGCCCCTGGCAGTATTTGTAGCAAATGCTGTGTTATCTACATATGCAGTTAATTGACTCGTATTTGTACTTCTAGTAGTACTTCTAGTAGTATTGTCTGTAAATTGTGTTACTCTACTTGTATTGGTACTTCTAGAAGTATTATTTGTAAATCCTGTATTATTTGTAAATGAAGTATTTACTGTACCTGAAGATACATAGGTTGTTTGATATTGAGTACTTCTTGCCGTGTTTGTATTTCGAGAAGTATTATATACAAACGATGTAGTAGTGTTGTTGTACATCGTTTGTTGAATGAACTGACCAGCTGCATAAGAAAAGTATGTATATGTAAACGCCGTAGTAGTGGTAGCAGAAGTGGCTGTATCATAAGAAGTAGAATTTGTAAATGAAGTACTTCTATCTGTTCCTTCTTGAAAAGTATGTGATGTATTTGTACTTCTAGATGTTGCAGTGCCTCTAACTGTATTTGTAGCAAAAGCTGTATTAACATCTGCTAACTGGGTACCTCTACTTGTGTTTGTACCAAATCCTGTGTTATAAGAAGTATTAACGCCATACTCAGAAGTTCTTGATGTATTTGTGCTTCTAGTAGTATTATTTGTAAATCCTGTGTTGTCTGTATACTGTGTTGTTCTACTTGTATTATTTGTAAATCCTGTACTTCTAGATGTTGCAGTGTTTACATCTGCTAATGCTGTATTTCTACTAGTATTTGTGCCAAACGCTGTGTTATAAGAAGTTGAGTTAGTAAACCCTGTGCTTCTACTTGTGTTTGTTGAGAATGCTGTATTTCTAGTTGTACTATTTGTAAATCCTGTGCTTCTACTTGTGTTTGTGCCTCTAGCTGTGTTTGTATTTACTGCAGCTAAGCCTGTGTTCCTACTTGTATTCGTAGATTGAGTAGTTGTATAAGAAGTATTTACTGCAGCTAAGCCTGTGTTCCTACTTGTATTCGTAGATTGAGTAGTTGTATAAGAAGTATTTACTGCTGCTAATCCTGTATTCCTACTTGTGTTTGTAGATTGAGTAGTTGTATAGTCAGTATTTACTGCTGCTAAGCCTGTATTTCTACTTGTATTT